ATGCGTATGCGGTTGTAGTAGCGTCTAGAGAAGCACTATTAGTATAGAGAGCCACATAATATGTGTTCCCGGTACCAGTGCTAGTCGTAGTTCCACCACCACTTCCGTTAGTAAAGTTGTGAAGACCTTGCAACAATTCTTGTTTAAAACTGCTACACATTGCTTGCGTTATTGCCATTACATTCTCCTTATTGATTCAGCTAACGAACGATGTCCTTCTTTTTCAAGAAGGTTTATTACATTAGTGCGATCACTTTGAACCGCTTGAGTCATATATATAACTAATACATGAAAAAGCTTTTCTTTGTAAGTATTAATTTGCTCTTTAATACCATCGGGCGCATCGCCACTAACATAAATTATTCTATCCATAGCTAATTTAGCTACTTCTTCTGGAGTCATTCCTCTATTTTGTGTTGTTATAACATTAACATCTCCAGTATTCATTTTTACTTCTGCTGTAAACATTTTAAGTCACCTTTTGTCTTACTATTGTTGAACGATATTCATCTGTACGGTTACGTCCCTCTCCAAGATTTTTCAACCTAGACAGCGCTTCCATATAACGATCATTATACAGTTTTATTAAATCCGGCTCACCCTTTAAAAATGTGTAAGCCTCAACTAATGATCCATATAATAATGCGTTTTGAGCATTAGTACCAAACCAAGATGTTCCATCTGTAGATGTAGTTATGGAAACAGGCTTGTAATAATAATGCAATTCTACTTCATATGATTGATCCGGGGTGGGTGAAAGTATAAAAGTATTTTCATCCCATAAAGAATAATATTTAGGCATTCCTCGTGTGGTGTCAGGATCGGGATCAAATGTTTGTAAAAAATTAACATCTTTGTTTAAAAGAAAATGATGTGTTCCACTAGAAACAATACTTAAACTATAGGTAGATAAAAAATCATCTGGAGTAGAAAGATATTTATTATTAGCTGTGGTATTACCCGTAGAATTTTTTCTATCTAATGGTAAATCTGATTCGCTAAATATTCTTTGTTCAGCATTTTGTATAAAATTATCTAAATTAGCAACAAAGGTTGTTCCTGAATCTTCTACAAAATCTTGTATAGCTGTTTTTAATGTTGTGTATGTGTATGCCATTATACTACCACCGTTATACTACCTAATTGTCCATTTAAAGAATTAGTTCTAAAAGCATGACCAATTAAATCTTCTTTTGAATTAACAAACCCAGGATTTTCTGTTCTTACCACACCTTCACCAGCCTCTACATCAATACTAGGTCTTGGCTCGTATAATGCTTGGGGATCTACAGTATTTGTAGGTATTTCTAATTGTGGTTGTTTTGGATCATAACATTCAGGACATGCTTTCCAATCATTCCATTGTTTTTTTAATTGATGTAATTTATATCTTTGACCACAAATGTCACAAATAGCAATTGCAAATTTTCCAAGAGCGTAATTCATTATCTTATCATAAAGCTCCTCATGTCTGGAGCTACTCTAAAGGATGAACGAGGTTCATCTTGATCAATAGCTCTTCGCATATCATCTTCATATGCAGCTTTTAATAATTCTGTTCGTTCAGGCGCTTTTTTAACAGAAAGCATATAAGCTAACCCACTTGCTAAACATGGATAAAACCTAAAAGGCATTTGTAAAGTATTAGTTGCCGCATCAGCGTCATCCATTCTTACTAATCTATTATAAATTATTTTATCTGTACTATTATCTGGAGTAGGCCATAAATATATTTTAGGATCAATTTGTTTATCTACAAAATATTGAGTTGGTCTAGCTTTATTAGATTTATCAGGAATATTTAAAAATTCTGCACGGCTTACCATTCCTAAAGACATATCTGTGTCAGTTCCATTTTGATTTCGTCTTAAAACAGCATCTAATACATCAATCGTATCTGATCCGGGAGAAATATAGTTTACCCCTTCAGTTACAGTAGTAATAGTTTGTTGAATAGTCCATTGATTAAGACCTCGGTTAGCCCAATCAGCCAAAAGTAAATTCATAGATCTTTTAGCTGTTTCTAAATCATAACCTGTTCGTAACTCTAAACCACATCTTTCATAAGCTTCCTCAATGTAGTCAGTTACATTTAATTCAAAATTTTTAGAATTACTTAATGTCATTAACTATACCTTGTTGCCTTTCTTCTATTAGACATGATTTTACCACATCCTTTATTTTTTTTTATTCTTACTGGTCCGCCTTTACTATAAAAAGATCTTCTAGTTAAAGTGCCAAATTGAGAACGACCACTAGCCATTTTCAATCATCCTATCTATTTTATTTTCTAATCTATCAAAGCGTCTTAGTAATTGATCAAGACTATCAGCATGTGATTTCTTAGACACATAATCTTCAGCAGTCTTAACTCTTAATTCATTTAAATCTTCTTGCACTTTATTCATCCTCACGAATAAGTTGGCAATGGCGTAAGTACCGGGGGCAATTAAGATGGTTAAACCAACATTCCATAGTAAGTCCATTTCCATCTTAATTTCCTATTACGTGTAGTATATTTGAGCGTTGTCAATATTCGCATCCGTAGTAACTCGCAGTCCGTCTTTTAAACGAACTCCCATGTCACCTGGAATATAAACAGAATCATTATTATTAGCGCTAACAGAATATGTTGTCTGTGTTGCCCAAGATCCATTTACTTGTGTTTGAATATTAACTGTACCTTCTCCTCCAGCGCCCGCAGAAAAATCAATCCCTTTAAAATATGCAATTGTACTTGCATAATTTACAGTAGGGTTTGCAGACTGTGGATTAATGATAGTTTCAGTAGCATTAGCTCCTAAATTTGCGACACTAACTGGTCCAGCCATTTAAGCCTCCTATGATAAATTATTATTCTGAGCGTATAGAACTGTAACAGTAGCAACACCGGCTGTTCCGTCTCCAGTTGCTCCAGTAAAGTCAGCAAGAACCTCTAAATCAGTTGTTCCAACATTAGTAGCTTCAGTATCTAAAGTTCCATGTGTTGTTCCCACTGCTTTAGTGTTTATGCCGTTTAAAAAAGCATCTGCATCTGCTGCTGTTCCTACAGAAATAGTAGCGGCTCCAGTATCATCACCAGCTGTTGTTACATTTAAGATAACATCAATAATCTGTGAATTAGCAGGTATAACTGCCATTCTTTGATTAAGTTGACTTGCACCAGTAATATTTGGAACTGCTGATTGAGCCATAACTACAAAACCTATATCAGCAACATCTGTGCCAATTGTTGTTCCTGTAGTATCCTTGATTGGGCCTGCTTTAATTGGCCCACTAAAAGTTGTTGTACCCATTGTTTTTCTCCTTGTCAGTTGAGTAGCCTGTCGAACACCATGTTCGTCAAAGATTCCTCATAATATAAAGATTTTGGGGAGAATGCAATAGACAAAAAAAAGGGTAGACATAATCTACCCTTTTCTCAGAAATTTAAAAAAGACTAAGCGCCTTTTGAACCATAAATTCCTCTAGGATCAGACCATCCAAAGCTGTATCTTTCTCTAGCTTTGTATCTCATGTTTCCTGTGTTGAAGTCACCTTCCATTGCTGTTCTTAATGGGCTTCTTTCAAAGTGTTTCAGACCATTAGGAGCATCGGTTAATACAAACCATGCATCCGGATCAGTTAAGAAGTGATTTACTACATATCCTTCAGGAACAGCACTTGTGTTTCTGATAGCGTTAATATCGTTATCAGCAGTACCTACTCTAAGAGTAGATTCAAGTATTCTGTCAGCAACAAATCTTAGTTGTGACGGAACAACAAGTTTTCTTCCGTTAAGAGCAACGATTAAATTTCTTTCGTCTACAAAATTACTAATATCAATTAGTGCATTTTCTAGAGAAGCTTCATTTAAATCGGCATCTGTAGTAGGTTCGTTAGCAAATGTTCCTCCATATGCTAGTGGGTGTGCAGTTGAGAAAAGCTCAACCCCGTCACCACCAGTGAAGTTATTGTTAAAACCATTGTTTAGAACATTGGCTGCCTTAACCTGTTTAGTGTGATTCATTGACCTAGCTAATGCTTTAGTATAGCGAGTTGCTAGACGATCATACAAGTTATCTTCAACAGCTTCTTCCGTTAGAGCAAATGCAAGAGCAATTGTCTCATGTGTATAACGAGAAGTGTAAGCTTCTGAAGCTGAGTCGTATTGTACGCCTGCACCTTCTGCTTTTTCCGCAGCATTACCAAATCCAACGAGCATTACTTCTTCTTCAAATGCTCTGTCAGAAGATTCTGTTTCAAAAATCTCTCGGGATTCGTCGCCATATTTAGCATATTCAAGTCCAAATAAAGCGTTGAGGCCAGGTTCTAGTTCTTTTGCGAGTTGTGCGCGTGATATAGCCATGTTAACCTCCTATGCTAGACCGTCAGTGCCACCAGAAAACACTGAATTGTTAATAGTAACGACCACGTTGGTGTTAGCAGACGCTGTGTCACTGTTATCTGGATCCTCAGAAATGCCAATGGCTTTCAAAGGAAGAGTAGCAGTGGTATTGCCTGTCGTGACGTCAAGTTCTAAGTGTGAAATACCAGAGTTAACATCTCCTTCAGGTGAATTATCAACAATATCAAAATTGCCGAATAAATCAGTTGTTGGGAATGTGTCATCTGCTTGTACTTCATAAACAACACTAGGATCACAAACTACAAATGCGTAAATGTCACTTGCTGCGATCGGTTGTTGATAGGTATTGGCCCAAGTCGGAGTGCCGGTGGTTGGATTTGTATATCTACAGCCGTTAAATACTCCAAGAACGGGATCAGCTTCTCCAGCAGCTTTTCTACCAATTGTACCGTTAGTGAGAGGCTCTACGAGATCTCCTTGATATAAACTGGTAGTATAACCACTAGCTACACTAAATCTGTCTTGGCCGCCTGTAAAATCACCGCCGCCGATCATTCTAATTGGACGCAAACCAAAAGGGGCATCTTTATTTGCCATGAGTTAAACTCCTTTTAATTTAGAGTTGACTAATTATTTATCAACTCTGGGTTGACCAAATGATACTTGTGTTCTTCTTTCCGGCTTTTCTTTAGGCATTAAAGGATTTGAATCCTTCATCCAGTCATTATCAACAGCTTCCATTTGCTGGTTAGATCTATCGCTA